TGAAACCCGCACGCCCTGGCACGGCAGGGGCAATACGCCGTTACTGGGGATTCACAACGACACGGCGGTGTACCTCTTGTATAACGGGATACTCAAGGATAAATCGGCAACCGGCGGCAATATCCTGTCGGCCACGCTGGTGCGCCAGCTTCCGCCCCACGATGGCAAAAAACTGGTGTACGCGCTGGGATGCCGCTTGAGCAGCGATACACTGGCCGCGCACAGCATCCACTATCGGCATGTTCCGTATCAGGTGCCTTCGCAGGAACACACCTCGCACGCGCTCTTGCTGGACAAGGCATAAGACTTGCTGGATAAGGGGTGCCCCCGGCGGTTCGCCACCGGGCATTACCCCGAGCCTCAAGTGTCGCCTCACGCCGCCGTGAGCGGCACCAGCGACAGGCGGAACCCCAATGCCCGCGCCAGCTTGCCCACTGTGGCCAGCGTCGGGTTGCCCTCGCCGCGCGTCACCTTGTACAGCGTTTCCCGCGCAATGCCGGTTTCGCGCGCCAGCGCCGACAAATTGCGGGCTTGCGCCACATTGCCCAGCACGGCGGCCATGAATGCCGCATCATCGGGCGCTTCTTCCTGCGCCGCCTCGATGTACGCACGGATGGTTTCTTCATCCTTCAAGAAGTCGATCGGGTTCCAGTCTCGCACGGTGAAATCCATAATTAAGTCTCCTGAACTGTCAGAGTTGGGCAGCCATCATCTGTGCCTTGACAATATCGGCCTGTTGCGTGCGCTTGCCGCCCCCACACAACAACACGTACAGCGCCTGACCGCGCTGGCAACCATACAGCCGATACCCCGGCCCGTAATCGATTCGCAATTCAAAGATGCCGCCTTGCAAATTGCGGCAATCCCCCATATTGCCCATCGCCAAACGGAGCAAACGCGTTTCGATTCGCACTTTTGCCTGCCGGTCCCGCAGCGCATCAAACCACGAATCGAACACGGATGTTGTCTGAACCTGAATCACTCGTCCATTTTACTGGACAGTCCGCCGATTGTCAAACCAGCTAGTTCGGCGGTGCGCTGGTATCCGGGCCGGACTTGACGCCGCCGTGGACGTGGCCGGTGAGGCTCACGCCGCCGCCGATGACGTCGGTCTGCGCGGTCAGGCGCTGGCTGATGTTGGCGTTGCCGTTGATGACGGTCTCGCCGTTCACGGTCAGAGGACCGTTCAGGGTGATGCCGCCGGGGGCGGTCAGGGTGGCCGTGCCGCCGTCTGGCAAGGTGGCGGTGAGGGCGTGCGCGGCGTGGTCATAGTGCACGCGTGCGCCATCCGGGTAGACGGTCAGGTGAATAGTGCCGGCGGCGGCGGGCGGCGGGAAGCTGTCGCAATATAGCCCGCGCAGCACCACGGCCCCGGTCATGATGCCTTCGGGACTGATGAGGATGACCTGCTCGCCGACACTGGGCGCGCTCCATTCGATGCTCTGCCCGGCGCGGGGCGTCAACCAGGGCAGCCAGCCGGTTTGATTGCCATCGCTATTGACCCGGCAGCGGGCGCGGGCAAGGTCCACCGCCGCGATGGTGCCAAAACGGACAAGGTTGGACAGGCGGCGGCGGGTTTCATTGAGGTCTTTCATCATCCAGGCCTGAAGTGTTGGGAGGGTTGACAGCAATCCAGATTGTTGTTATAATTGACAACATGAAAGCCCGATTGATTGTCCGCGAACGGCGCAGCTTGCAGGGGCAAGGCTTTGTCGAGATTGTTATCTGGCAATTGCCGCAACCTGTACCGCCTTGCACGCATAGCTACAAATACCGGCTGGTGTATATCGTGAACGGCTTTCGCGTTGTTGGCTTTGATAACGAGCGCGGCAAGGGCGACCATTACCATTTTGGGGGCGTGGAGTATCCCTATGTTTTTAGCGGTATTGCCTCGCTGCTGGCCGATTTTGACGCAACTGTAGACAGGTGGAATGATGGATACCGTAATCCTTGAGGTGGCTGACCGCGCATCAGTCAACGCGCGGATCATCCGTGCTTGTGAAACCGGCCAGCCAGAAAAAGCAGCGCATATCAGCTTTGAAAGCTTTGATCTGCTCTGGAAGGTACTGGGCGGCAACCGCTGGGCGTTGTTGCAATCCATGTGCGGTGCCGGGGCGCTGGGGGTGCGCGCGCTCGCCCGCCGGGTCGGGCGGGATGTGAAGGCCGTGCATACCGATACCCGCCTGCTGCTGAATGCCGGCGTGATTGACAAGACCGATGACGGCAAGCTGCTGTTTCCGTACAAAACCATCAAGCTGCGCGCCGAATTCAGCGGCGCGCAGGCACTGGTGGATCGGCAGTGCCCGGCAGGTTTGCCGCGCCAGCAGGGTGCGGGTGTGGAGGTCACGATGTGATGATGATCCCTTAAGGTCACTACACCTTCGGGTTGGTGCCTTCCGCGTTGTGGGTGAGGATGGCGGCGGGGCCGGCCTGGGTGTCTATGGCGACCAGATAGTTGTCGATGGTTTCCACGTTCAGGGTGACGACGTGGGTCTCCTGTTCGACGGTTTGCTTGTGTGTGACCGGCCAGGGCGCGCCATCACTGTCCAGCAGGCAGTCGCCGATGGCAATCTCAAGCATCGGCATCCAGCGCCACAGGCCATCGCGCAGCACGAGGAAATCATGTTCAAACGTGGCGCGCAGGGTGTCGTTGATGAGAAAGTGGCTGTGGTAGCGGTCGTGGATGGTGGTGACGACGTGGACCGGGAGCCAGTGGCCATCGGCAATGCCGGCTTCGGGCGCGGTCCACTCGCGCCAGGCGGGGTCGTCTTCATCGCGCAGGCCGGGGAGATTGAGGCCGGTCAACACATCGCCAAGCTGGATGGCTTCAATTGGCGTGATGCTGCCGTCCCACAACACAATCCCGGTACCGTAGGGCAGGCATCCGCCGACGTCCCCTCCCCCGCCGTCGATGCTGCCGCGCAGCGCGAACAGGCTGCCGATGTCGGCACTGCCGCTGGCAAGGCCGGTCGGCTGCGGCAGCGGGCTGCCGCCGTGGGTAATGGAGCGGAAGCGCTGGGCGATATCGCCGCCCTGGCCGATCAGGCCGGTGTCGGGGCGGGCGGCGGTGCTGCCGCGCGGCTCCAGGATCACATCCAGATCGACCCGGCCGTTATAGGTGGCGCTGCCGATGGTGAGGTTGCTCACGTGACAGCGCAGGCCGCTGAGGGCGATGTCCATCGGCGTGTTGGAGCCGGGGGGCTGGGTGTCCGTCATCGCTGGCTCTCCAGCGCGGTCAGCCGCTGTTCCATGCCATCCAGCCGGGCGGCGAGTTCCTTGACGGCGGCCACCAGCACGGCTTCGAGCTTGCCGTAGCGCACATACAACAGGCCATCATTTTCTTGCACGGCTTCAGGGACAATGGTCTGGTGTTCCTGGGCGACAAAACCAAAATCGGCAGCGCCGCCGACCTTCCAGCGCCAGCGCCGGGGGGTGAGGCGGGCGACAATCGCCAGTGCGTCCGTGAGGTCTTCGATGTCCTCCTTGAGGCGGGCATCGGAGGCCGTGGCGGTGAGGTTGGTCGCGGTCAGGCTGCCGGCGATATGGACGGTGTTGTCCGCAGCGATGCGCAGCAGCCAGGCGGAATTGTCGATATCGTAAATCCCGACGTTGGGGGTTGCGTTTGAGGTGAACCGGACACTGCGCCCCTGCCCCTCGTCGCGGACGAGGTCGAGTCTGGACTCCACGTTGCCGCTTTTGTGGATGTGCAGCGCGCCGGTGAGGGTGCCGCCGGTGAGTGGCAGGTCGTTGTGGCGCCCCAGCCGTGGGAATGCGCTGCTGCCGGAAAGCTGGCAGGCTTGCCGGTAATCTCGTTCCAGCCGTGGCTGTGCGCAGCAGCCGGAAAACTGGCAGGTTTGCCGGTAATCTCGCCCCAGGCATGCGCATGACTGGCAGGTGCCGCGCCGATCTCGGCCAGTGTCCAGGTGACGTTGCCGGTGCCGTTGACGGGTTTGCCGGCGTTGCCGATCTTGAGCGTGCGCTCGGCCCCCCAGCGGGCGGTCACGATGTTGGCCGTGGCGTTGAATGCGGTGCCGTTGATGGTGGGCGCGCTGCTGAGCCTGGTCGCGCTGGTGGCGTTGCCGTTGAAGCCGTGGGCGGTCACATTGCCGCTGACATGGACAGTGTTGTTGGTGTCGATGCGCAACAGCCATTTGGCGTTGGTCGTGTCATAAAACCCGGTGTTGGGCGTGCCGTTGCTCAGGACGTTGATCTCGCGCCCGTCGGGGTGGGTGGAGATCAGGCGCAGTGACGCCTCTGATTGCGCAATCTTGAGCGTGCCGGTGAGGGTGCCGCCGGTCAGGGACAGTTTGCCGCCCAGGGCGGTTTGCAGGCCGGTGATGTTGCCGACCGGCAAGTTTGGAATCCGCGCCACGGCGAGCACGCCTGCGTTGATGGCAGCGGCATGGTGGGTGTGGGTGTCGATTTTCTGCTGCACCCATTGCCGGGTGGCGTTGACGATGCTGGGGTCGATCAGGATGGTGACGGCATCGGTGGAGGCAACGGCAAAATGGGCGCGGATAATCAGTTCACTGCCACCGCCCGATGCGAGGACGGGTTTGGCGGTCTCGGGATGGTTGCCGTAAACGACCAGGTCACCATCCATGTCATACAGGCCGATTTCGCGGATCCAGAAGCCGCCGACAGTCGGCGGGATGACGGACTGGATGCGGACCTGGGTGGGGTCATTGGGGTGAGGTTCGACGATGTCCACCGGCTGGCGGTGGGTTTCGTTGATCAACTCGGCGCGGTGGACCGAGGGCACGACCGCCGCGCCACCGCCATCGCCCAGGGCGATGTGGGTGATGGTCAGGGGCGTGCCGCCGGGCTGCAAGGCGGCGGCGAGCTTGGCCTGGCCGGTAACGGTCAAAAGCGAGGAATAATTCACGGCGCCTCCATGAGCGGGTAAAGGTCAATGCGCTGGTAGGTGATGTGGGTCATGGCGCCGTGCAGAGGCGTCAAGGTGTCCACATCGCCCGGCGACGGGGGATATAACGTGATGGTCTGCGCGGTGAGGGTGCACGCACCCAGAACCACGGGGGCGGGTTTGTCTGTGGCGAGGACCAGGCGCAGCGTGTCCAGATGGCTGCGGGTGTTTTTGGCGGCAGTGACAAGGTTGATCGCGCGCTCAAACCACATGGCATCGGGCGTGATGCCGGTCTGCTCAAGCCGGGGCGTGATTTCAACGCTGAAGGTATACGGCGCGCCGGGTGGACTGGTCTGATACCACTCCAGCAATTGCACCGGATGCCCCAACACGCCGAGCGCCGCTTTCACGGCGGCGGGCGTGCCCTTGTGGCGGTGGACTTCATAGCTGGCGGCAATCGCCTGGCGCCGTTGCGCGTGGCTCCAATCCGGAAACCAGCGGTCCACGCTGCGCGCCCACGCCAGCCACGGAAGTTGTTCCGCCGGGCAGGTGTGGGGCCGCCATAAATCGCCGATGCGCACGGGGAGGTTTGCGCGCTGGGCGAAGACTTCGGCGGCGGCATGTTCCAACGCGCTGGCGTTGGGTGGCAACAGGGTGCGCATCATGCGGCCACCGCCGTTATGGTTACGCCGGTGCAGTGGCCGCATTGGGTCGCATCGAGCAGGAGATCCGCCGCCGGGGCGGTCAGGGTGACATTTTTGACGCCTTCCACGTGCAGCGCGGCCAACAGGGCTGAGCGGTGGATGCTGCGGCCAAGGCGTTGCTGCCCGGCCAGCCAGGCATCCATGTTGGCCTGCGCGGCAGATTTGACCACAGCGGCATCGGGGCCAGGCCACAGCGACAGGGTAGCGTCCAGCGCCCAAGGGACAATCTGCGCGGGCTGCACGGTGACATGATCGGTCAGCGGGCGCACGCGCTCGGCATTGAGGCCGGCCGCAACGGCGGCCAGGACATCGGCGGTGGGGGTGCCGCCGTTGCTGCGGGAAAGCACCGTGACCACCACCTCGCCCGGCGCAGGGCTGGCCACGCTGGCATCAAGGACATCGGCATGCGCGCTGAGCGCGTGGAAGATGTACGCGCCGTCCGGGCCTGCGGTGCTGAAGCCTTCAAACGCCAGTTGCACGCGGCGGCGCAGGGCGTCATCGGGTT